GCCTCGATTTGCTGCTTGGCCGCCGCCAATGCTGGGTTGTCCTCGTCGTCCCCGATGATGGCCGGATCGATGACCTTGGCAAAACGCTTTGCCATCTCCTGCGCGCCCGGCCAGTCCATGTTCTTGATGAACAAGTCGCCAGCCACGGTCCAAAGCTGCGGGTTGCCTTGCAGCAACTGAGCCATTGCTTCGAGCGACTCTTGACGCTTGGTCTGAAAGCCTGGCCCGGTAATAACCCGCACATCGTACTTGCCGACGCCGGGGTTGTAAATTTTGTCAACTTCGATGCCTTGCTCGTTCCTGATCTTTTTGACCGGCTCTTGCTGCATCGGGTTGATCTTGACCATGCCCGACTCGCCGTCCTCTTGAATGATGCGGGCAATGCGCTCGGTGTCGTAAATCTTCGGAATCAGATCGACCAACTGCCGCCCGACATAACGGATCATGCGAGCATAGTTGTCAACGTAGTGATAGGTGCCGGTGTCGGACTCGCGCTGGCGGGCCAAGATGGCTTTGCCGCTGCGCTCGTTGGACGTTTGGCCCAGCGATGCGTTGTACTGCCCGGTGACGCTCTTGATGTCGTCGGCAGCGCCCATTTTGGCCTGTATAAGGCCGGTTTGGGGCAGCGGAGGGGCTGCACGCTGCGGCAGCGGCAAAGCCGATCCTGCGCCGTCTGTGACGTCTGGGTTGACCTCAAGGTACGGCCAGTTCTGGGTGTTTGCAGTCTTCCACTGCATTTCGTAACCTTCGAACTGCCCGCCGTAGCCGATAAACGGCGCCTTGGGGGCCAGCGCCAGCATCTCAGCTTCTTGGCTCGTCCAGTAGTTGTACATGCGCTGCGCGTCTTTGGCGTTACGCACCAGACCGCTGACGTACAGACGGCCCTCAACCTCGAACTCGTTGCCGACGCAGCGGATAACCGGGATGTGCGAGCCAGCCCAATCGGAGCGCTCTAGCACCTCGTAGCCGTTGATCTTGAGCCACTTAACCTTCTTGCGGTCAGACTGACGCGAGCGCAGGGGTTTGCCAAACTGCAACCGCAGCATCTTGTCTTCGGGCGATCCTTGAAACGCAGTCAGGTTGCCGGGGTACAGGTTGAGCGTTTCTTTGGTGTTGTCGATGTAGAAGTACTCGGCAATTCGCACCGTGTTCTCGTTCATCCATTGGCTAAAGCCTTGGTCGCCGACGCCCAGCGTCTGCAAAGTGCTCAGAGGCGAGGCGTTGGGGAACTGGCGCTCATACTCGTCACGCGGGATGTCTTCAGTGATAAAGCACCAGCGGGCGTCCGAGCCGCACGGGTCTTGGATCAGCGGGTCCATGTAGACCGAAAAACTGTTTCTGATGCGCCCGATCTTGATGTCCTGATTGAACGTGTCTGCGTCGCAGTACTCGGTCAAGATACGGACGTAGCCCTCGCCGTAGGCCACTTGGTTCTCACAGGCGGTGTCGTAGGCTACGTCGGCGTCGGAGATGTACTCGATGTGCCGGATGACGCCGTTAAAAATTTCGGCCACCTCGACGTCAGCTTTGTCATCGACCGGAATGACCTTGGGCTGCGGCCTGTTCAGGCGCTGCTCGTTGGTGACCTGATGAACGTGCTGCGGCAGCTTGTTAATCGTCAGGCACGGGCGAGCGTTGATCGTCTGGCCCTGCACCGCGCCACGGGTCGCCAACACATCAGCCGGCCACTGCCAGTGGTTGTCGGGCGAGCCAGCGTAGAACCGCAAGTCGTCCAACTCATCTTCGCGCGATTCCGACAACGCGGAGATCGCCATATCCAGGCGGCTGCGAGCGGTCGAGAGGACGTCGGCGTCGCTCTTGTCTTTGGCCGAGCCGCCCTCGCTGACCGCGCCAGCAGCAACAACGCCTGAATAGTCTTGCGGCATGGCTTACTTGATCTTGCTCAAAACCTTGGCAACCGTCGCCTTGACGTTGGTGCCGCTGGGAATGCTACCGTGGCAGCCCATGCCCGGCATCTTAGAGTACGTCTCCTTGTTGCGGTCGGGCATTCCGCCGCCGGACATCTTTGGCTCGCGGGCGTTGAGTTTGCTGATGGGTTCGAGGTGTTTGCTCATTTCTTGCCTTTCGACGAAAACAGTGCTACGATAAGCAATAGCAACTTATGGAGCTATTGCATGAAAAAACGTGACCGAACCGGCGCGGTCCTTGTTTGCCCTGTGTGCGGGGAAAATTTTCGCGTTCCCACGTACAGAAAACAAACCGCCAAATATTGTTCTCGATCTTGCTTGGCAAAAGTTCATCTTGAACAGTTTTCCAGCTTTCGATTTAAACCGGCCAACGCCCCCAAACGCATCTATAAGACCATGACTGTAGACGGAAAACAAGTGCGTGTCCACCGGCATGTGATGGAACAACATTTGGGCCGAAAGTTGGAGTCTTGGGAGCATGTTCACCACATCAATGGAGACCCACACGACAACCGTGTCGAAAACTTGGCTGTGCTATCCAATTCAGCGCACCAAAAAGTTGAAGTGGAAGAACGCATGAGACCTATTTGGAACGCCGTGAAGGGGCCTTCTTCTCAGCCGCCCTCTTGACTGCGTAACTTATCGCAACCGCTTGTTTCACAGGCTTGCCGCTCTTGACTTCCGCCTTGATGTTCTTGCGGAACGCCTCTTTGCTGGGGGACTTGACGAGTGGCATCACTTGCCTTTCTTGGCCGTCTTGGCCGACTGCACAAAGTCTTGTTTGGTCGGCGCACCTTTGGTGCCGGGTTTTCGCATCTTCTCGCCCGAGCCTTCTTTAATGCGCTCGCGCTTGGCGTGGATTGCAGCGTAGAGTCCAGGTTTTGTAGCCATGTCAGCACTTCCAGCGTTTGAGGGATGCCTTGGCGCGTTCAGCATCGCCTTTGGCGTTCTTGACAACCCCAGACATTCTCGCGCAAAACGAGGCTTTGCGGCCAGCGTCGGCTTTTGTCTTGGGGTTTGGTGCGGGTGGTTTGAGGTTGGAGCCGGTGGCGGCGTTGTACTTCTCGCGGCCTTTGGCGGTCAGGCCGGCGCCCTTGCTGACGGGCAGCTTTTCGCCCCGTCCAACGCTTAAAGACACGCCTTTTTTGGTTGCCATTTACGCCCCCATCCAACTTGTAGATACGCTGCCATAGCCCATCGACCGCGTGGTGCGCTGCTTACCTTCGCGCGTTTCACGATGCGCCACTGGAAAGGCAAACGTCAACGCTATTGCATCTGCTGCGTCGGGGCTTGCCAAACCACGGGCTTTCATGTCCTTTTTGGACTCCAGATAGATCGTACCACGGGAATCTGGCTTCATCTTAGGCGAAATTAAGTCAGATTTCAAGAATCTGTCGTTTGGAACGCTCGCCGACTTGAGCCAATCGCGCATTTCACCCCAAATTTCAGCCCGTTTGTTGCCGTACATGATGGGATTTTTGGCCTTATTGCCAAAATTAACCCCTCTGATCTTGTAGCGCTGCTCTTTAAGCCGGTCCACGACGCCTGCGCCCAGCCCGCCTTCGTCAATATTGACCAGCGTGGGCTTGAACTCCTCAATTACGTCGATCACATGGCCCACGACCGTCATCGTGTCGTCGCCCCGGTGCCGAATCAGCTTGATGATGTCGCGCCCTTGCCGCACGGCGATGACCGTTGCATCTGCTCCGAACCGCGCCGGGTCTACGCCAATCACAATCGGCGCCGTCTCGTCCTTGTACGGCTGGCGCTTCATGGCCGCGTCCACCACGCCGATGCTGATGAACTGATCGTCGCCCTCATTCGGAAACTGACCGTACACCTCGACGTGCGCTTGGCTGCTGTCTGGCCCGTATTCCGCAATAATCTGCTCGTAGACCGCCTTGTCGGTGCCCTCGACTGTCCTGGCGTCCACGATCTTGGTCGTCCAGAAGTCGCGCTTGCTGTTGAACGCCTCGTAAAAGTAGCCTGTATTGCGACGCGGGTTGGAAAACGCGAGCCAGAAACGGTTGGGCGTGTTCTCTGTAAAGAAGCCAGACGTCACCGCCCAGATCGAGTCGTCGATACCCGACGCCTCGTCGAAGATCACCATCACGCCGTCGAAGTTGTGTACGCCAGCGTAGGCGTCCGGGTTTTCTGCCGACCATAAGCGCCCTTCGACGCCCCAGTAGCGTGTGCCTTTCTTCAAATCGCGTTCGACCAGTTCGGTCAGCCACTTGGCGGGCATTACCCGAGTGGCTGACACCTCAAACCAGTGGCTGTTGATCGACATCGCCAGCCATTTTGTGATCTCGGCCCAAGTGATTGATCTGAGCTGGCTCTCCGAGTTGGCCGAGATGATGGTTGTCGAGCCGATTCTTGTGGCCACCATCCAAATGGTTAGCCAACTGACCAAGGCCGACTTACCAATACCGCGACCAGACGATATTGCCTCTTGCAATACGTCGAAGTCCAGCTTGCCTTGGTTAATTTTTATATGTTCGGCCACATCCAGCAGCACCTCGCGCTGCCATTTGCGCGGGCCTTGGAAGTTTTCCAGCGGTGTGCCCTTGACACCCCACGGAAACGCAAACATTACAAACGCCAGCGGGTTGTCCCTGATCGCCGGACTCCAGAGTCTCGCCATCAATTCCTGTTCGTCTTCAGCGCTGTAGATGGTGTTCTGCATTTACCTTGTGTTCCAGTGTTGGACTTGGTTCGTTGGCGATCACATCAATAACCCGTGACTCTGCTTGGCGTAGCGCGCCGACGATGCTGATGCGCTGGTCAACATCAATGCTGATGGACTGCTTGGCCACCCAGCCGTGTGAGTGTTGCAGGATGGCTAACGCTGCTTTAGCGTCGCCTTCATGCGCTGC